GTCTTGACATACCTATATATTTATTTTGATTGATATTATATCTATCGTTAAAACTTGTGACGGGACCTGCATTAAGCGCATTGTTCCAATTGCCCCCTGCAAGCAGGAGAAACAAAACAAGCCAACTGCATCGCGCACGAACCAATAATATATTAGTCATTATCCTCCTTCAAGTTAACGTATAATACCGGTTAATTTTTTGCAGTGTCGCTTCAAACGGTATCTTATCCTCATATTTCCTGAGTTGTTCGGCGATAATTTGAGACCCAGTAAAAAATACATGGCGAGTATTATCAAGCACAAACTGGACGGTAATATAATCCGTATCCTCTTTATACTTGCTTCGTCCTACTTTAAATCCAGTAATTAGTATTTCTTTATTAATTACCGCGTTGATACTCATTTTTTCGCCATCAAGTTGTTTTGGTTCAGTAGCGAACTCTGAAAATTTATTTGGTGGCGTTATACTTCACCACCGAGGGGATAGAACTCGAGGCGGGCGGCACTAAGCCGACCGGAAAACGAAGGCGCAACAGTCGCAGTCCGACAACCGGGACCCGCATCAAGCGCAGAGTTCCAAGCGCCCCCCGCAAGCAGGATGTTCCCGTTTGCCGTAGGCGCATACCAATAATCGCAGAGATAGTATGCACTTCCACCGCCTGCGACAGATTTTGGGATAAATGCAAGGTTGCTGACTTCGTCCTGCAATGTCGCAGATATATACCCATTTGTCAAACCAGCAGGTCCGGTGACAGTTTCATACGACCCTGCCGCAAGTGTTGCCGACGGTGTGCCAGTCCCATCACGTTTCAATAGCCGTACTGACCCATCGAGGTAAAAGTTCGCGCCGATGTTGTACTTGAGACAATTCCCATACGGGTTCTCTTTCCCACGCCAGCAGATAGGCGTCTGTCCATTTGTGCCTGACCCGGTACCAGTGCCGTTTTCTGCCAGACGCGAATCGATATCATCAGCTCCCGTGTTCTTTCCAGCGAAACCCGTTCCAGATGGTAAATCGACAACTCCTTTCCCGAGTGCGGTCTGGAGGTCAGTCGTAGCGTATTCGATGTACATCAGTAGTTGGGATGCAGGAGTATTCCAGATGTTTTCGCATCCGCTTTTGATAGTGCCGGTGATGTTATTCGCATACAGTTCGGCATCGTCCATGGTAAATCTACCAGTGTTCGGGAGGTTGGGATATGCAACACCGCCGGTTACGGGAACTTTCCCGGATGCTGACCCAAGCTTAAACGTGCTTCCGTCTAGGTACCCATACGATTCATACGCCCCGGAATAGACAACTGGAGATGCAATTCCATTGTTCCTCTGCATCCATAACGGATGCACGGTAAACCCTGCGACAGGTCTTGGGGATACCCAATACCGACCAATACCCGCACCTGCAACACCGTAATCCGCTTTGGCGTACACGATTGGCTCGCTAACTGTCACGTCGCCAGCTGTCCCGTCCAGTGTCAGTCCGTCACCTCTAGGGTTTGTGCCGAACGTGTATATCCCGGTTGTCCGATTCCGCGTGCACCTCCAGCGACCTCCCCAAAGGATGTGCTTGTCAAAGTCAGAAGATGTCATTGCTGGGAGTGTATTACCCGCGGCATCAATGCGAGTTAGAATATTGCTTGTTGAATTGGTATCCCACATTACGCCGATAATGGGAGAGTTCAGTTGATTCATGAAATCAACCTGTTCCTGCAACGCAGATGCCCTTGTTTGGAGGGATGTCATATCATAGGCAGCAATCCCGCGGAATGCATACGTCCCTGCCGCCCAAGTAGCAGAGGGAGTCCCCTCTAACTTAGATACTCCTGTCAAATCATTGCCGCTTTTCCCCGTGTATCGGAACTCACCTGAGACAGCCCCCGATAAACAAACAATGTTGGGGGCATTCGGTAGTTTTGTCGCGTCCACTAATGACATAGTTGTACCAAGGGTTGTATATGATGCAGCAAGTGTGGTATATGGGGAACCCACCTGCGAGGGATAAAGGTCAGGAAGGACCATCTACACCACCGCCGGTAGAGTTATCGTCAGAACTACCGTCCCTTGGTCTCCCGCAAGTGCAAGCAACAATGGGGATATTGTTTCAGCGTCGCATAACGGGTCTCCCCCGGTGGAGGCTTCATAGAGTCGTACCTTTTCAATCAAACAAGGGAGGGTCACATCCGACCCGGAAACTGTTATGGAAAATGTCATTGGGGTTACATCCACAGATGAGGTTCTGGTAGAAACAAGAGAATATCTCCCATGTACGGCTACACCTGCGGTTGTTTGGAGTTCTGCATACCATTCGATGACGGGAGTTCGCTCTCTAAGAGCTTCATACCCTTCTGAGTTTAGATTAACGGTCATGGTCAAATACCTGTATAGCGGGATGGACATTTTATCGTGACTGTTCCGGACCCGCTTGCCGCAGTGTAGGTCACGATGTTTATGCCGGGAATAATCTGCCAGAACGTAGAATCGTCTGTAAGATACTGCATGGCATTGCTCTCAGTTCCAGATGGTGACCGGATACGGCAATACAAAGCACTATAAGTGGTATCGATGACAACTGTCTCGCCATCAGCCACCGCAAGAGTAAGACTGATTATCTCATTTGTTGATAAGTTTTCCAGATTCGGGTTTGTGCAGGGACCGGGGATTTCTACATGGATTGGTGATGCGATATCCCCCGTATTCATGATTTCAAGTGTAGACCCAGCCACACCGAATGAGGCTGGGAATGAAGCCGGAAATGACAATCCACCCGTATTAGATGAAATCAATAGTGTCTCAGCATCAGCATCATACCAGCACGGGTCGGGGGCTACGAGGTCCACAGTAACCTCTTGCCATACTTTACCTTGGGATTTTCGACCCGATATAAACTGCGGTGAGCCGGATTGAGTCCAGCATCTCAGACCATATCTCTCCCCGCTCTCCTGAGTCCAGATGAGTGTACCATACCCATACCGTGTATTGAACGCTGTAGCCACTTTCTTACGTTTCAGCTCAACATCTTCACGATTGGCGGAGGTAATGAGGAACCGGATCATCAAATTCCGTGGCATCAGTCGGACATTCTGAACGGCAGCCCCATCCTGATATGCTCCACGTAATGTTTGGATGTCATAATCCGGGCCCCCGAATCCATCCAAAGTTATGTACCTAAACGGAGGTGTTGGGATAGAGAACGACGGGTCGGCAATCACTAGAGTATCACCGTTGTAACCGGTCCATTCAAGATACATTAGACCACCTGTGTTCCGAGATTACGGAGTGTGCGTTTTGTCGTGTTCATCATTGTAGTAGCATCCGCGGCAGGGGAGTTAACAACCAGGTCTCCCTGAATAACTACCCCCTGCGAAGTATTCGCCTGGGTGTAAATGTCTGAGTCTTCTGTATCGGTACTCGTTCCGCTCAGTAATCCCGAGACATTGAGCTGTTCAATTATAGTTTTGATTTCTTCTGCCTTACTAGTATCACCTGATTTTTCCGCCTCTTTCAGTGCGGCGCTTAACTCCTTGCGGTAATCAACCTCTGACTGTAAATCGGCATATTTCTGTTCCATCTGTGACAATGCATCACTAATGCCCGAATATTCTAGATCTATTTCTTCGTGTTTCACATCCTCGAATTTAACCGTAGATATCAAAGATAGGGTAGGCATACTAAGTGCGCTCGCCACGGAATTATATGCGGATATCATGGAGTTTATCGCATTAATCACCGAATTGACCGCCCCTTCAAACAGGTCTATAACCCCATTCGCGATACTATCGGTAAAATCAAGAACCGAATTCCCCGCGTTGCTTATCTGCCCTAATATCCCATTGATACCGCCTTCGACCAGTTTCCCGAATGTATTGCCCCATCTTATCGCGACTTCGTATGTTTTTAGTAGTGCGGTATCCGTATCCCCTGCAAGAAGCGCAAGGAATATCATAAGAGAATCCAGCATCGTTAAGATGTAGGTGTCGACGAAACCCCAGATGGTTTGCAGTATGTTCATTACCCCTCCACTGTCGCCCCCAATATCATTCATCTTCGATAGGATGATGACCAGATACTCAATGACCTCAGACCCGTTTTCAGAGAACCATCCGGATAGAGTATCCATAATGTGGAACATTGGGATGAATGTTACGCCAATCTCCTTAACCTTGTCGAAGTTCTCAAAGAACAAGTTAACCCAGTATAAGGCCTTTTCTATGGACGGCTGGGCTTTGTCAAATTCATCAAGCAGTATATCCCCCAAAGGTCTAAGAGCTTTATCAACATCCGCTTTGAGCATGAGCATCTTATCGTCCAGAGTGATTGTCTCTTCGACAAGTTGCTCAATCGATTTGATACTCTCGTATGTAGACTCCGTTAGGTCAACATCCAGAACTCCCCCAAACAATGCCCCGGCCACTTTCCCGCTGAGTGTCCTGCCAAACACATCCATACCTATGACAAGAGCATCCCCTTCGGTCTCAGCCTGTTTCATCAGCTCGATAGTCCTCAGCAGTTCGGATTCTATCGCGCTCCCCGATATCCCGACTAATGCGGTATCGTATTCTTTCTGGGCTTTTATCTGGTTGTTCTTAGCCTCTGTGATAGCATCCGTTCTATCTTGGATAGCCGCTTCATATACCTCATTGGCAGTGTATAGTGCCGCAGAGGTCGAGGATAATGCACTAACATCACCAGATGCGATGGCAGTATTGTATGCCTCTATTGCTTTTTCCTTAGATAGTAGTGCCGCATCGATAGCATCCGTAGTATCAGACGAAACTATCTTCGCATACTCTTCGTTTGCGGAGGCTAATGCAGTTTCAGTAGACTTTACCACCGCCTCAGATGTTCCAGCTATTTTTGCCAGACCGGTTTCCAACGCGGTAACCAGTTCTTGAGCCGAGGACAGACTATCCTTTTTAACCGCATTGCCGATAACGTCGGCAGATTGTTTCGCGTCCAATCCCAATAGCTGAAATCCCCGGTCCCCTTCTGCAAGCAGAGATAGGAGGTCTTCTAATCCAACACCTGTATCCTGAGATACGTCGTTGAAGTAGGCGAGATATTCAGCTTGGTCTTCGACAGCCACTCCAAACTTGTTGAATATTTCCCTCGTGGTTTCAATCTGACTGGATACATCACCCCCAGTTACCTTTGCGAGGGATAAGTATGTCCTTGACAGTGATTCTAACTCGTCTCCCTGCAATCCATATGCGGTGTTCAGATCCCCGACAACCGTGGTAATGGTCTCAATATCCGCGGGGAATGACCCGTAGATATTACTGATGACATCCTCAAGTCCCTCGAGATTTGCGCCGGTCGCTCCGGTAGCAATCTGTATCTGCGCCATGGACTTTTCGAACTTTGTCGCAGACTCTACCGCAGCTTCCCCGATTTTTATAACCGCCGTAACAATTGCGGTAATAGCGGCAATAACCGCGACCCCCCCGATAGACATGTTCTTAAACGACGTTATGAGGGACTCGTTTTTATTTGCGGCATTCTTGGATTTATTACCTGTTTTCTCGATTTCATTACCGGCTTGTTCGGTTTTGTCCCCTGCGTTCTTGGCAGCCGTCCCCTCATCCTTCGCTGATTTCGTCAGTTTATCTACATCTTTTGCAGTGCCTTTTGATTCTGACCCCGCCTTATCTATAGATGTAGCGGTCTTTTTCGACTGTTTTTCAACATCCTCAAGTTGCCGTTCAAGATCATCAGACGCCTGTTCCGCTTTGTCAAATCCTCGTAATGCTTCATCGAGATTGGTTTCAAGTTCGACAACCATCCGGTCAACTACTGTGTCTGGCATTAGGTCTCCTTTGATGATGATTTCTTAAAATGTGCCCCGCACAATGACCGGAACCCCTCAATATCAGGGGACTCGTCCACGCGGTCGGGAGTCTGTCTTCCTTCCCTCTTACTCTTAGATAGATACTCGCCTAACTTTCCATTCATGGTTATGGCCGTAAGCATAGCGATTTCTTCACGGTCTCGTCGTTGCGATTCTACAGCAGAACGGTGATAAATCATAAGTTCAGTCAAGGTAAGTCTCCGGTTGATTTCATCGGGGGTCCATCCGAACACCTGACAGACGGGGATGATTATGTTCAGATAATCAGCCGAGGGTAATCTCAGTTTTTTTCAGACGCCGAATCCCCGGAAGCACACTCGTATATCACGGAAAATGCTTTCGCAAGAGGACCTAGTTTTACGTTCTTGAGGAGCCACTCCTTGTCAATACTATGGGGGGATGTGACGCCATTCGAAACTAAAGCAATGGCTTCTGCCATGACCTCTACCTGTTTGATTTCCCCTTTATTGACTCTATCACGGGTGTTTTTCACAAACATGACAAAGTCGAATGCAACCTGAGGAGAGACAAAAGTCAAGTCTACTTCTACCGTATCAGAACCCTTCCCAAATTTAAAGATTGCTGGTTCATCCTCTCCGGTTGAAAAATCATAGGTGGGCATGGTTATGCCACCGTGACTTCATCGATTACCGAATACAGGGAATCATCAGCTGGTCTTGATCTATCTTCAATACCAGTGATGGTTACCGGCATCTGTAAGAGATCGCGCTTCTTGTCAGACCCGAAGGTGAACTCAACCGAGTTCATAGACCTGACTTTGTAGATTTCAAGTGCGAAACTTTTACCCGCCGAGTTGGTATTCACTATCCACACGTGGAGATACACCGGTACAGTGGATGTGCCGAATGTAATCTTCTTAGAGGCAAGAGGGGTATAGGTGTAGTCAACTAATACTGTTTCACCGGAGGTGATTACATCAGACCCCGAGATTGCGGCAATAGTCGTGTATCCTTCTTTGTCCAGTCCGATAATGTAATCGGTATCTAAGACCGCAGCAGTGCCGCCCTGGGTTACGGTTATTGCAGTGACTAGTGTCGGGGTAACCCCGTTCTTGTGTGCGAGACGCTGGGAGATTTCACCCGTCAGTGTGTGGGGTTCATCAACAATACTAACAGGGGTTGACGCCGGAGTTGAGGTGACGGTTCCAATACGACCGGTAATCATGTTCAGGACGTCAATGTCGATGTTCTTCCACGCAGAAGCGGCGATAACTACCTTCACGTTGGTTGGTCCCATATCGATATCTTCGGTGTTGTCCGTCTCGATAAGTGTTTCATCTCCCGAAACGTTGAACGTGATTCCGTCCAGCATTCCGATAGAGGTTGCAGTGCTCATTGTGGCTTCCGTGTCAGTGTAGAGGGCCACACGCACGTCGGCTGACCCGAATTTCAGGTCCTTGATGTTTTCATACTGATTTGTCATGGTGATTTCAAATCCTGATAGGTTACTATCAGTGTCATTGTTCGCGAGAACGATACGGGGTTTGTGGCATCGTTCCTTGTCGGGATGGTCGATTCGTGATGGATGTCTTCTATCCCATTTCCGCCCCACCCGTCTAGAAGGGCGCGGACTTGTATCGCCAACGCTTTACTCTCCAGATCGGATTTGGTGATGCAAGACACGACGTAGGATGAAGACCAAGCACCTTCCCATGTGTTGCCAACTTCCGTTGTTTCGGATATCAAAACACAGGGGAACATTACAGGGGTCTCACCATCAGGGATAAGGACCAATAGGTTTGATATGTTAGCGCTTGCGATACGTGCCGCAATAATGGATGATACATCTAAGGTCATAGTGATTCCTCCTTGATTAGGTTCTTGACCAGGGTGCGGAGTTTGTCCCTAACATCATCTTTCTTAGCGACAAACGCGGGGGTAAGATACGGTCTTGGGGGGATGTATTTGTTGACCCCTTCCTCATACCGGACGTCTCCTAGTTCGTGGATTCTGGCATAGACAAGGTTCGTTCCTGTTACCGTTCTGACCGTACGTCCTTTCAACTCGGATTCGGTGGTTATAGACCGACCAAGGTCACCGGACTGTCTTTTGAGGTGACCCGCCTCATGACCGAGATAGACTATCCTCTTAGCCTCGGACTCCACGATTAGCATAGACCGAAGACAGAGGTCCGGGAGTTCACTCTCGAACTTCGCCTTGATTCGCTTGAATCCGTCCTTGTTCTCACGTTTGACCATATCAGATGAACGCCCCGATATCATAGCCAAGCACAAGCAGGATTACAAATACGAATGCCGCAACTAGAATTACAACCTGTTTGATTGACAGGGTTATATCCGAAGACGATTGGTCAGAACCATCCGCATTATGGGAGCAATCCTGACGCTTATGGGATTCAGCGTCCATCTTTGCCTCAATACGGTTGACTACCTTCCACGTCTCCTGAGAGTCGTGTCGGAGGGCGATAACACCCTCTTTTAGTTCGTGTATGTCGTCTTGCATGGCTTCGATACAACCCTGTTGACGAGCAAGGCTTTCCCGTGCGCAGATATCTTCGGTCATGCAACCATCTTCCACACATCAAACTCAACGTGGTGGACCGAGTTGCCATATCCCGAATATACACGAGGAGGATATTTCATGGTGTATGTACCACTCCATCCTTCATCGGTTGTTACCAGTTTGATTGGGATAGTGGTTCCAACCAGACCCAGATAATCCGGACCGGTAAAAATGACGGCATCGACCTTTTCTATTGTGGCAGTCGAGACTAATGAGACCAGAGATGTTTTCGGCTGAGTGAACCGGCACGACACAGACCCAAGCGGGGTATCAACATGCGTTGTTCGACCATTGACCACAGTGTCAACATTCTTGCTGACTGCCGCAGTGTGGCACAAAAGATTATTCATCTAAAGACCCTCCAGTTCAAAGCGACAACCGTGGTGTCAACACGTGTGGCTGACCCTGACATTGTCGATGCTGACCCTCCCCCGGCTACAGTCTCCGGTAGGATTTCATGATACAGATCAATCCAGTGGGATACTGAGGATTTAGTTACTTTTTTAGAGTAACTATATCCCCCTATGTTTTCGGATTGGAATCCTGACGAATCCCCTCTTGCCTGATATGACGCCGCAACAAGGTAACAAAGGGCTTTTGTTCGTGTTGTGCCGGAGATGTTGTTTACGCCGTCCTGAATTAGACGCTCAACTGCATCCTCGGAGAAAGCAGTGACGATAACCTCGGGTATCGTCAAATCCGTCCATAACAACACATCAGCAGCAGTTACCACGGGAATGCCTCTAGACTTCCAGTGAGGTAATTTTACAGACGGCGTCACATAATGAACTTGAATTCAGACGCTTGAAGTATGGGGATATCAGTTCGTATGACACACCCTTGACCGGGGAAAGACCTTCAAACTCAGGGTTTGCGAGAACAATCTTGTAGTCGACCGGGTTCAGCAGTTCGAAATGAACCCTGCTGGTATCGACCGGGGTAACAATTGCTGCTTCCTTGCTGCTTCCTCCCTGTAGTGCGAGGGTATCGGTAACATAGATGCTGCCGTTCCCGAGCAGTTTCTTGATGTATTCAATTTCAGGGGTACCATTGGTCATGATACGAGTGATCAGTTTCGTGTAGATGGTGGACGTGATTGCGAGGTTGTACGAATCGCCTTCACCTTTTACCTTATCTGCCATCAGTTTACCGATAGCTTCACCGATGTATCCATACATCGTTCCCGCAGTTGCAATAGACCCACCAGTAACGGAGTTTCCGGCAATCTGGTTCATACCTTTGATGGCATATGTGGTCCCATCGGGTTTCCAGCCATTGAACAGAAGCTCTTCTTCCTGCTCAGCTACCTTGAGACTCGCTGTCAGAGAGGTAAGAGAGTCTAGGCTGTTAGTAGCCCCCGGGGATACGGTACGGTTTTCCCATGTGAGAATATCCTGCATCTTGACCGAGAAGTTCTTGAACAGAACCGGGACTTTGACGATTTCAGCAGATGCTACCAGTGAATCGGAATGTTCCGAACCGTCTGGCAGTGAATACTGGACAAACGCCTCCGACAGGTCAGAGATTTTAGTAACTTCTAGATTGGTCAGACCATCCCCTTTCATGTAAGGGTTGATGCTCATGAACCGGCGGCCAACAAGAGAGTTTCTGAGTACAGGAATGATTTCTGTGCTCATCTGGGTTGCGGCACGGGTAAGCGGGGTTTCGTTGATTGTAGGCATGGTTTATTTTCCTCCTTAGACCAGTGACGTCACGTGGATACGTGCGGTGTTCGGGGTTGCGGTTGTGGATACTGCGATTACGACGGTCTCAAGCGCTCTTGCAACAGGACGGGCGGGCAGTGTTGCCGCGGATACTGCGAACGGAGTTTCTCCAGACTGGGTAATGGTGACTGCGAGCGAGGACAGTTTCAGGGTTCCGTCACCATTGGACGTAAGCAGATCTCCTGCCGTGATAGTAACAGCTGCACCGCCAACGGCTTCACCGATTGCGATGGCATAGATGTCGAAGCTGCCGCCTGACAGAACCGGAATGACATTCCCGCTGACATATGCGGTATCGTAGGTGTCAGGTCTGACGTTCGGACTTGCATCCTCGAATCCAGCCCATCCGATACATCCTGCACCAGAGGCAAAAGAGCCGTCGTGGAGTTTCGCTTTGTAGTCGTTTGAGTCAATCTGGAGGAGATGTCCCGGGAGCACGGCTTCCGTAAGAATCTTCTCGACTTTAGTCTCTGGTTTGCCGCGGACAACGATGTTGCCGTTCGGCGCGGTGTTGTATGATTCTCCTGTCATTTAATCAGTTCCTCGGGATTTTGGTAAGGTCGCCAACACCGGTAAGAGGCTGAGATTCCGTGTGTGTGAACGGTTCTCCAACCTTGCGGGTTTCTCCGCTCTCTTTGTATGTGTTGATGATCTTGGTCAACAGCGATGCTGGGTCACTCGTGAACTTTAGTTTCAGTTCAGCGACCTGTTCCGGCGTGGATTTCATTCCAACTGGGACGGAATCAAGGAACGCGGTGAATTTGTGTTCTGCTTCCTTCTCTTTATACTGAGCAAGTTCAGTGCGAAGAGTGTTCACTTCTGAACCCTGAGATTTCAGGTCAGCAATAGTCTTCTCGAGTTCTGCGATTTTAGCGTCCCTCTGTGCAAGAGCCTCAGTGAGAGTTTTTAACTCAGGTGTAGCTTCTGCCTGGCCCGGGGTTGCCGGGGTAATTAGTTCTGGCATGGTTGTTTCGGAATTGGTTACAGGTACTTTAGTCTCGGTGGGGGGATTTTCTACATGTGATACGTTGGGAGACTTCTGAGATTCTGCAATATCAGATTTCACCAGCGAATGCACCCACTCCACAAAAGGCATCTTTACCTTCTTGGTTGGTTTTTCTTCTGTCATGATTTCCGTGTGGACTAATGCACCGGGATCTCCTGGTTGCACCTTATCAATCACTTCTTCAAACAAGAGGACATGGTTCGGTTTTGGGGGGGAAGTTATCTTGTCACCGTCGTTCCTTGACATGAACGCGGATGATATCCCCAAAACTCCTTTGTTATACAGCCCTGATATCTCGGAATACAGGTCGTTGATATCGAGGGTTGCCTTCAATCGGGGATGCCCTCCCACTTCGATTCTAGGGCTCTTCACGTGTCCAACGAAGACCCCGCCAATCTTCTTGGCAGTCTCAGCTGGATTATGTGCGATACCTTCAAAATCAAGGGGATGAACACCCTGACGCTGATAGATGATTGGGATGCCTTCCCAATCGCCCACAGTCTGGGCAAACAAATCCTTTCCTAGTATTATCTTCTTGTCGCCGACTCTCCTATCGAGGGTCTGCAAAGTAGTGTCTGAAAATGCGCCGACTGATTTACTGAAAACACAGGTAGTATTCCCGAAAATAGCTTCTTCTTGTTCGTCAGGCACAGTATATTATATTACCCATAAAGTATATATGCGCGATACCCCCTGCAAGTCAAGGCGCTTATATGCAGGTCAGGTGGTGTTACAATTTGTAATAGGTTGAAAAACAGAGATGGTTATAACTTTTTGTTTAATTCAAAAGGCTTAACTTTGGCGAGATAGTCCCTATCGATAATCCACAACTTGTTATTATCTATTGACGAATCGGACATAGGATGCAGAGATTCAACCATCTCAACGATTCTCTGCTTCATTTGGTCCCGGTTATTTGTCATAATCTACCTCAGTAGGTAATTGCTCCTCCCATTTTTCGCACGCCATACGCTGGGGATCAACAATAACTCTTTCATTTTCGAGTAATCCACCGACGCACACATACGTAGCGAACATTTTATCTTGGCGTTCAAATTTCTTGCATGTTTCACATCTGCTTGGTTTGGTAGCAACGATATACCTCACCGCTGCCTCTTCTGGGGTGTGACCCCACTCGGCATCACTTTCTTGTAGATTGGTGAAATATGGTCCGTGTGCAAACCAGGCGTCACCATCTTTTCGGATGATAATCGTTATGTCTGCGTCTTTCTCTCTTTTAGTCATTTTGTATTACCTCTTTGTCATAAATAGCATTCAACCTCTTCAATTTTATCATCTGCCTTGATTCCATCCTCAATGTCGATAATCTCATTCATCTCACCTGATACTTTGAATAAAGATACTTCTTCCCAAATACTGACAACCGGAACGCTTCTGCTTCGGTTAGATTCATCCCTATACGCAGATACACATACCACGCGATCCAGTCCACAATACACTTTTCAGATTCGCCATTTTTCACATGGGTGTCAATCTTGTTCCGGAGGGAGTACTCAAACTCATCCATTTTTCGGAATGACGTCCCGATATGGGAATTCTCGTTGTCCCATATCTGAGAGTATGGGTAGAGGATGCTTGTGAAGCAATCCCCGTTATACTGGATTTGAGTTGTCATGTTCCTTTAATCCCCTGCCCAGTTCACATCTACCTTTACCGTGAATGCGTAAAATGCATCCCAGTCTTCTGTGCTAAGTAATGCGTTTGCGCATTTCCTGATCGTTCGTTTGTTTAACCGGTAACGGTTGATGTCCTCCATGTCATTATCTTCACAGGCTCTTAAGAATTCTGCGTGATTCTCAACGTAGATTTCGCTAATTTTGTCTAATTCTGTTTGGGTCATTTTTCTTTACACCTTTTTTGTTTGTTTTAGTATACTATATTATTGGACGTATCGCTATATATATGTAACTAAACCCCACTAACCAACTACTAATCTATTACTAATATCTACTAAATTAGTAATTGGGAGACCGCCTCATTTGGCAGCATCCAATAACTCTACCCCGGATAAATAATATCCCGCGTTGTTCATCGTCTCGGTGTATGACTCTTCCCCTTCGAAGCTGTCAACCACCTCACGTTCATCCCGCTCCATGTTATCATAGACCACCTTTCCGTATGATGGCGGCAGCCACCCCTTATGCTGCGCTCCGAAGATGTTGAATTTTTTGAGTAACTCCTCATCCTTGAACGTCAGATGCACGGTCCCCTTCTTATAACACGTAATCGTGAAGTAATGGGATTCGATATTACGGGTCTGCCGGGTTTTTTGTGCCCGGTCTATTACCTCGTAGATGGTCTCTACCGGTTTTGGTTTATTCGACAGGTAGTTCAGGGTTTTCTCAATATCGGACAACTCAAATCTAGGGTCATATGTTCCGTAGTAATGCAGATCCTCAATGACATCATATAAATGGCACGGGATGATTACCTTCTTCCCAACAATCCACGCCTTGTTGGTCTTCCATCCGTTGAAGTAATGGATGTTCTTAGACATTTCATCGAACCAGTGATGTTCGTTTGACAGTTCGTCGAACAGTTTAATGATTGTGTCCTCAGTCGCTTTGGTCAGTTTGTTGATAAGATTGATTCTGATCTCCCCTATATTGAACTCATTGAAGTCATAGTCTTTCAACCTCTCTACATCAGTATGGCATATTTTCAAGAGGTTGGACGTGAACTGTTTCGTGAACTGTTTGGATAGGAACAGCGTATCCCAGTATTTGGCCCGGACCCGCCTGAGGTATTCGTTTTCATTCGGAGGGTAGTTACGACCGTTGTTCTCAGTGTAGAAATCCAGGGTGATAATACCCTTTGACAGTGCGAGATACGGCATCATGCTCTTGTAGTCCCGTATCAGCTGTAGTCCTGCCTGTGCCTCAAACCGGAACTGGGTTATAGTCGCTTTGACGTAATCCGCTTCTGTCAGGTCAGTAGGTTCTCCCGGCTGGATTATCCTAACGTCGTTCACCTTTTTCAGGGAGCTGATAATGATGCTCTCTTTATCGGCGTCCGGGATGCTGACTTTGATTAATGCGATTTCTACCCATGTCTTCCGCTCGGCCTGCCTGAACTCGTCGCTGAGATACTCGATGCTCGCTCCATACTGGTCTAACATCCCGTTGACTCTCACTCTAGTGAGGTTGTTAGGGTTCCGAATCGTTTCAGCGTTGAGGATGCAGATTACCGCACCACCATCTTTCTGGAGTTCCAATGCCTTCTCCAAGTGCTTCTCACCCGAAGCAAACGGAGGATTCATGATTATCAAATCGTAATGCTTGTACGTCTCGAATGTCAGGAAGTCATCGTGTACAACCCTGTATCCCTTACCGGTCAAGACGTGCCGCAGGTCGGGATTGATTTCTATCGTGTCGATGTCGGGACGGTATGTTTCACCATATCCGCACCCGTAACTATGACCCGATGTCGCTTTCAGTTTCGGGATAAGTGCATCTACAATGTCGCCTTTCCCAGCAGACGGTTCGAGGATAGAATATACCCCAGTCAGACTGATCCCAGATAGCATCTTGTCGATGAGCGTTTTTGGCGTGGGGTAAAATGAGTCTATTGGAGAAGTCATTTCAAACCACCATTACTTTCCAAGACAAATAACTCTCTCAACAACATATTGGACGTAGTCTTCGCTCGGGGATGTCTCATCGTCTATAGGGACATAGCACACGCCCCCAAACTGCTTTGGTATGCATGTGACCTCAATACCTAATTTTCCAAGAGGGATTCTCAGAGCCTCAGCTAATGTTTCAGTAGTCCACCCAACTAAATTGTTAGCATCTCCAGTTACGGTAAAATATCCTGTTGTCATAATATTTCTCTCCATTTCTCAAGGATGGCTTTTCGTTTTTCCATTTTCTTCTGGTCCACAGGGATATTATTTTCCCAGTCGTTAATCATAATTTGATGGCATTGTTGCTGATATACGGTCTCATCTGCCTTCTGTTTTGTAAACCTAGATGCAAATCTAGATTGGTATTCGTGGGTAATTGTGTACTTTGCCATTCTTCTTTTCACCGTTTGTTTTTGTATACTATATTATTAGGAGTATCAATATATAAATATAACTAAACGAACATTTATTAATAAAAAAAAGAAAAATTCACGTGATAAACTACTCTGCGGCAGGTATCGCGTGGATGTATTCCGTCCCGGTGAACATCATCTTCTCGCCGTAAGCGGTTGTAAACACCTCGCCTACCTCTGGGAAATATGGGCGGTAATCGCAACGACAGTTAGGGTGCGTAGGAAGCGGGGGCTGAGTCCCGAGCTTGTATATCAGCCCTATTAGCGGCATGCAGATATCGCATGCATCGGTTTCATCGCCAAGCCGCTGAACATACTCAACACCGGCACGGGTGTACCGGTCAGTCTCGCCGTTGTAATAACATTTCGTGGTCTCCGTCCGTGCGATAGAAGAAGCCTGTCCTTTGTAGTCCGAGAACGTGTCCTGTAAGTCAGCGGCAATAGACCCTTTGGGATACTTTCCAGTCGAACTGATTTTTAGACCGGTTGGTTTCCCTTCCGCGATGCCTTTCTTGATGATATCTGCGAGTGAGTTTCTTGTTCCGACCGCTTTATCACCAAGCCAATCTATTTCTTTTGTCTCGAACCCAATCACTTTTCCATCAGCGTCCTTTACATATTCTGTTACATCTATCTTACCGGTTTCAACGAGCTTCTTCTCGTATGCATCGGCGTATTTCAGGGCGTCGGATTCAGTGACCTTAAATGATATGCCGCTCTTAAGCTGAGTGCTTGCGTGGAACATACCTGCAGAATACGATTCCCCTGCGATAGACACAAGGGAATCAGTCATTCGTTCAATCCATTTCGCGGTTATCTTGTCAAGACCGGCTTCGAGGGATGTCATTTCTTAGTCTCTGCCGCATACTTTCTCAACAATCCCCTTACCTCATGCTCAAAGTCATCAGTAGCCTCTTCCATCCCTACGATAGCCTCGTTTGCGATACGATTCCGCACCCGATACGCCGAGACTGTAGGTGAGTTCTGATCCGTGAACGAGAACGGGGATGCTGCCGCCTGAGGGACCGCGATTTTGTCCCAATCGGAGTTTATCTTCGTCAGGTCATCATCGTTGAGCGGTTCGAACCCTAAGAGTTTGCGGCACTCGTTGATAGATAGAGACCGGTTCGTTGCCCCAAGAGTGGCTTTCTGGAGATTGGCATTTTCATCCTCTAATACCGTGTGGCGGATTGAGACCTTCGAGTAATACGTATCAGGATACCCGTTGTGATTCAGGTAGTACGTCGGAAGAGCGTTCAACTGGCCTTCCAGCATCTTGATTAACCCGAGGATGTAGTTGTTCAGCAAAGTCAGCTGAGCTTTCGAGTCACTACCGATAAGTGTCCCGTCTTTCCCTATCATCCCAGTAGGATTGAGATAGTTCGTGATGGTTTCGGCGCCCATCTTGATAGATGTTATCGCCAGAGACCCCTCTTTGACCTCTACCTTCTCAAGGGTGAAGTTACTCCGCAGGGTGTATCCGGTATCCTTTCCCCAGTTGGCCAGAATCTTCTGGGCGTATTCTACATCACTCTCGATGGTGACGCCGTTGATGACTTTTTCCGGCTGTGGGTTCTCAATCTTGATGAACATGAGCGGAGCTCCCGTTCTGAACATCTGCTGACCAAGAGTGTTCCAGGCATAGTCCAGGAACCCGATTATCGGGGCTATCGGATATATGACGCTTTCCCCATCTGGGTAGTTGTCGGACGGGTCCTTGATTACAAACAAGGAGTCAAACGGTAACTCGACAGGGGTTCCGGTAGTTTGAGTCTGATAATAATGCGTGGTTCTATCCAGTGTGTTATAAACGATGCCTTTCAGGATACGACCATAAACAAGGTTGGACCCACCCATGGTCGCAGGAGCTGCCGAAAATGTATACGGATGCAACCGCACTAATTCTGTGCAGACCAGTTCTCCTTTGTCTCTGGTCCATACCTGATTGTAGATGGACGGGCCATAGAGGAACAGGTCCGGTAAGGCAGATCTCGCCACCTGACTCAGTGAACATTTGGGTTTCTCGAACATGGCATTGACCCGCTTTGTTGTCTCCTCGACCTCGTCACCATTCTCATCATAGATGGTAGTGGTGACCTCTCCTGATAAGACAAGATTGGTTGTCTGCTGGATAGGCCCTGCAACATACAGATTTTCTGAGATTTCAAGCAGTGTTTTCGCTGTTGTCCCCCGGTAGTTATAGGGAGTCATCCCATTCGATACGAAGGTATATCCTGTTTGGGTAGTTGACCCATCGGATGCTGGATTTTGTAGTGTGGTAGGCGGCATGATTTATCTTCTTCCTCCCCCGAACGACGGAGGACGGTTTTTACGGGTGAAACTAATCTGGGGGGCCAAGGACGGGTGTAACCGGTTATGACCGGTTGAACACGGGTGGTTAGGCTGGATGCCTGATATCTCTTCATCCATTAGCGCGTATATGGCATAAACTAACCCGTCCATGCGGTCAGGGGATTTGTCTCCAGGAGCCCAACTTATCATCTGGTCCTCAAGTTCTGGCAGGTAGTCAACGTGATGCACCTTGCCCATTTCATACAACCCAGCTATGGGTTCAGCCCGCAGGAGCTTTCCACGTGTGGCCCGGACGCCAAGATAGTTCACGTTCCTGTCAACGTTCTTGATGTTGGTCTCAACCAGATCCCCACCCTGGTTCACTTCTCCGACAATGATATCTGCCATATGATACTGGTATGCGGCAACGACTTCCAGAGCCCATTCGGATGGGGTCCCGACTAATGACCGGTCGTTGACGATATAATACTCTCCGTCCTGAGCAAGCCCCGCAACGATGATACCCGTTTCATCACTCTTCTCATTGCTGGTAACTGCCGGGTCAACCCCTACGGCCACACGGACGAATGGAGGATGGTTCGGGCGCCGGTTCACATCAATCATCTCGCGAGTCCATAATGCTCCTGCCCGACGGTCGAGCCATTCACCACGGAGGAACCTCGCCCGCTGACGTTCGGGTAAGGTCATCAGCACGTTTGAGATGTAGTCTTCCGGTAAATGCGGATTGTCAGCAGGGTTCATCAGCATGGACCCATACAATTCCTGATTCAACAGAGGCATATCTGTACCCGGCTGGGTGTGACGGATATACAGGTCGTATAACCAGTGGTCCTTGTCCGGTGGATTGCAGTCCACGAGGATGAGGTTCTTACTGAACCCGGCGTTCTCTGCAAGACGCGTTAATGCCGTGGTGTATGCGTGGTAACTTATCTGGGACGCTTCGTTAAAATAGATGGTCGAATACTCACGACCGAGAATCTTATCAACACGCTGGTTGTCGTCCAGACCCCCCAGCCATATCTCAGATCCGTTCGGGAGGATAAATACCCAATCCGACTTGTTCAATGTGTATGGGATGCCCTTCATCTCAAGGATTTTCGGGAGAGTATCCATGCCAATGGCGGTTTTCACATCATTGAATCTGAACCGTAGGATGGCGTGCCGGGATTTCTTCGCGAGAGCTCTCACGACGATAGCATATACCAGAATAGCAGTTTTTCCAGACCGTGACCCACCATATAGCAGGATGTATTTACAGAACTGGATTAGAGACCCAGCCCTTGTCTGAGCAGGGGTTTTCTTGAATTCCTTTAATTCAGGTTTAGAGGAAACCTGCATCCTGTTCCTCGAAGGTGATGACTAGATTGCCCGTCTGTTTTACATCCATCTTCTCTTTCCAGTTGTCCGGGTCGCGGTTGGTCAGGATGAACTTCAATGCCTGAGTATCAGGGGGATTTGTTACGATGATATTCTCAGACTGTATCGACCCATCGGGGCGTGTGATTACCCGTTTGGTTACTGTTTTCGATATCCCATTGGCACGTTCATATAAGCTCTTAAGGCAGTTCTGGGACCCGATAAATAATGCATACTTTACCGCTTCGGCAAATTCAGGGTGTTCATTCCTCCAGTTATAATAGGATTGAGTGGAGCAATTGAGCAATGTACATATTTGATACACTGTCCCGTAGAACTCTGTGTTGCCCTCTGCAAGCGTTTTTAACACCTCACAGAACCCCGGCTGATACTCGGTATACTGACTGGATGCGCTCTTGCGGCAGCCCCCTTTTTTCGATTTAGTTTTCTGTTTCTTCTTAGTCCCTGTTTTTTTAACCATTGTTCCTATTCTCCTCGGGTATATTTTCAAAAAATTATGGGGTTTTTGCCACTTCTACACTGGATTCTGCCGCCACAGTAGAGACTGCAACCGGTTCAGTAGAGCCGCCCCAACGGTTAGTTATGTTCCCTTTGGTAATCTCCCATGACACACTCGGGCTCGAACAGGTGATGTAATACCTTTCTGTCTGTTTGGTCTCGGCTTCCTGAATCGTGGAAAGAGCCTTGGCAATGCAGGCGGGAGATGTTCCAATCTCAGACATAAGGATACTGCGTTCATATTCCGTCATGTACCAGTAGGTCTCAAGCGAGTATGTCTTGGAGGTGGTCTCGGTAACCTTTGCCATAGTATCAGTATAGTTCTGCACGGTTGGAGTGCCGTAGGATACGAACGCATGATACACCTCGTGTTCCTGATCTGACCCCTTGCCCTTGTTGATGACGGACCGGTCGATATTACCCGCATGATCATACAGGATGATACCATACTCGACCTGAGACTTAGATTCCGCCTTTGCGATGACTGCAAGGAGGTCGTCCTTCCGGATTTCTGCACCCCAGTCACGGAGGTTATGGAACAGCTGGTCTTTGGCAGCATCGGTCATCTTCCAGGTCGTCTCAGGGACTACCCCGGAGGTGATGAGTGCGGTCTGTTCTTCGGTCTGCGGCACGTCGCTTGACATCAGGTCTATTACAGCAGTAATGGTCCCCGCAAGGTCTTTGTTCAACGCTTTCTCAGCTACGAGTTTTATCTGTGTGTAATGCTTTGCTATCCATCCGGATGCAGTGCCGATGATACCGGTGATTACACCAAGAATCACCCAAATCTGGTCAATGTTTTCTAACATGGTTCTTTTCTTATCTTGTTTGGTTTTGGTCGGAGGGCGATACATGGTCACCACACGGATGACAAGTGGGAGATTAGGATTATCTGACTGAGGTCTCACCCCCGGCGGGAATCATCTGGGATGACCGGACCCCAACGGGGCGGGATGGACCGGATGTTTTCCAAATGTCTCGTTTAACCGACTCAAACACGAATCCGGGTTCATATACGCGTATGGGATTCAATTTATTCACACTCCCCCGTTTTTCCCGCCCTGTTGCATTGTCTTCTCCCTCTGACTGACATCGCAATTCCACCTCATCTATACTGGAAGAATTTTAACCTATTCTGGCATTCAGGGCAAGTATGTTCTTCTGCAAGTTTCTCGTTTAGGTCCCAGTGGTCAAACTTGATTACCGGCATAACTTTCCTACCACAGATACACTCTCCTCGTTCATACGCTTCTTTCGACGCATACGCATGGGCAAACTTGGACCGATACGACCCCATACCCCAGATAACTACGACTGGTTCCTTCAGATCTGTCATGCATTACCTTTCTTAGCACGCCGTGTTCTCTTGGCCTTTACTGGTTCACCTTCACCCTGCTTTACTTTAGCGGATGGTTTCTGTTCCGGAAATACCTGACCTTGCTCATGCTCTGGGTCTAGTTCGGGTTCTGGTTCTGACTGAGAGGGACAGACCAAATAGTCTATGTCAGATTCATCAGGATTCTGCAATCTCTTAGCCTCAGCATTCGAGGCGTCGATAATCTGTTGTTCCTTGTTACGGGACCGCAGATGATTCTCACGGTTGATGCACCCGTCACAACTCACTTTCCCGCACTTGCAGGTAAACGCAGCACGAACAACCATAAGACCGTTCTTCACTGCCGGAAAATAATACTGTGTTGGCATTCTTTCTTCATTCAGGATTTGGTGTTCGAATAGCTACACAAAAATAAATAAGACAAAATCAATTCGGTAAAAAATGATTGATACTCGTGATATTCGTCATTCAGAGGTATATTGCACCTGACCTAATATAATACTATCCACGCAGGGGATTACAACCGGGGGGTGAGAGGGGGATTCAAAAGGGGGGCATAGGGGGAGG